AACATTCTTTTTGATATGGTAACAAAAGAAGCTAGAAAGAAAGCTAGCGAGGTTATACCTATGAATCTCAGTAAGTCTGGAATGAGTGACGGAGAACTTCCTGAATCATTAGAAGAAAGAGACTTGCACATGCAGCTTAGATATAAGCCTGCTATAGAAATTGCGGAAGAAGAGGCAATCAATACTGTACTTGCTACTAATGAATACGATTTAACAAGAGCAAGAGTTAATCAAGATTTAGTAAACATTGGAATAGGTATTACTAAAACTAGCTTTAATCCTGCAGAAGGAATTGTTGTTGATTATGTTGATCCAGCATATTGTGTTTGGTCTTATACTGAAGACCCTCATTTTGAAGACATATATTATGTAGGAGAAGTTAAATCTATTACACTTTCTGAGCTTAAAAAAGAGTTTCCTAATATATCTAATGAAGAATTAGAAAGAATTCAAAAGTATCCGGGTAATCGCAGAATGATTCGTGGTTTTGAAAATTACGACTATAATGCCGTTCAGGTATTATATTTTGAATACAAAACATATACTGATCAAGTATTTAAAATAAAGAAAACAGATAGCGGACTTGAAAAAGCTATTGAAAAAACAGATGCTTTTAATCCTCCGCCTAACGATAACTTTGATAGAGTGTCAAGATCAATTGAGGTGTTATATGAAGGAGCAAAGGTAATCGGCACTGATATTATGCTTAAATGGGAAATGTCTGAAAACATGACTAGGCCATTAGCAGATACCACTAGAGTTGAAATGAGTTACTCAATGTGTGCGCCAAGAATGTATAAAGGAGTAATACAATCACTTATAAGCAAGTGTGTAGGTTTTGCCGATGTTATACAACTTACCCATTTAAAAATACAACAGGTACTATCAAGAATGGTTCCAGACGGTGTATTCTTAGACGTTGATGGCTTAGCTGAAGTAGATTTAGGTAATGGAACAACATATAATCCGCAGGAAGCATTAAATATGTATTTCCAAACAGGTTCTGTTGTAGGTAGGTCAATGACCCAAGAGGGTGATTTAAACAGGGGTAAAGTACCTATTCAAGAATTAACCAGCTCATCAGGTATATCTAAAATTCAATCTTTAATTACAGCATACAATTATAATATGCAAATGATTAGAGACGTAACCGGGTTAAACGAAGCGAGAGACGGCAGTATGCCTGATGCAAATGCTTTGGTAGGGTTACAGAAGATGGCAGCTAACACATCTAATACAGCAACCAAGCATATACAAGATGCTAGTATACAATTAACGCTAAGCACTTGTGAAAACATATCATTGAAAATAAATGACGTGTTAAACTTCCCGCTTACTAAGAATTCGTTAATGAATAGTATATCTACATTCAACGTGGAGACCTTGAGAGAGATTGAGAGTCTTAACTTACATGATTTCGGTATATTCTTAGAAATGGAACCAGATGATGAGGAAAGAGCAGAGCTACAAAAAAACATACAGATTGCTTTGCAAACTAAAGAAATTGATATTGAAGATTCAATAGATATCAATCAGATTAAAAATCTTAAGTTAGCAAACGAAATGCTAAAGCTTAAACGCAAAAAGAAGTTAGAAAGAGAACAGGCTTTGGTACAACAAAATATACAAGCACAAGCACAAGCAAACGCTGAATCATCTGAAAAAGCGGCAATGGCTGAAGTACAAAAGCAGCAAGCGCTTACGGCGGAAAAAGTTGCAATAGAGCAGGCTAAATCAAACTTTGAAATGCAAAGAATGCAAACAGAAGCTCAGATTAAAAAAGAGCTAATGGCTACAGAGTTTCAATATAACTTGCAACTTGCGCAAATGAAGGCTCAAGCAACTAAAGAGAAAGAAGCAGAAATACAAGATCGTAAGGATCAAAGAATAGAAAAAGAAGGGACGCAGCAAAGTCAATTAATAGAGCAGCGTCAAACACAAGGTTTACCTAGAGATTTTGAATCTGCAGGTAACGACAACTTAGGGGGATTTGATTTATCTCAGTTCAACCCTCAGTAAATAAGTATTTAATAATTATATAATATCATATCATGAGTGAAGTAAAAACAGAGGGGTCTTTTAAGATTCAATCTAAACCTAAGCTGACTGAAGAACAAAAAGCAGCTAAAACAAAGGAACCATTAGTAGATGTTCCAAGTAATGTAACTAAAGTAGTAATCCCTAAAGAAGGAACAGATGCCGTTCAAGAGCCAAGCACAGATGAAGTGGATGTACATGAAGCATCCGGAGATGGCGAAGAGGTGGTCGAAGGAACACCCAAACCAGTCATTCAAGAAATTACCGAAGAGAGTAAAGAAAAAGAAGAAGTAAAACCTGAGCCGGTTGTAGCACAGCCTGAATTACCAGAAAGTGTTAACAAGCTTGTGGATTTCATGCGTGAAACAGGTGGTACAATGCAGGATTACATTAGATTAAATACCAACTATGACGACGTAGATCGTGATGTGTTAGTTAAAGAATATTATAAAAGTACTAAACCACATTTGAGTGCAGAGGAAATTGATTTTATGATCGATGATAGTTTTGCATTTGATGAGGACATAGATGAGGAGCGAGACATCCGAAGAAAAAAACTCGCATATAAAGAAGAGGTTGCAAAAGCCCGTAAATTTTTGCAGGATACTAAAGATAAGTATTATGATGAGATCAAGTTGAACTCACCTAGTTTATCTGAGGACCAGCAAAAGGCATCGGACTTTTTTAATCGATATAAAGAGGATCAGGAAAGAAACGCCGCTAACCACGAAAAGTTTAAGGCCAACACTAACCAATTACTTAATGAGCAATTCGAAGGTTTCGATTTCAACTTAGGTGACAAGAAGTTTAGATATGGCATACAAAACCCTTCGCAGGTAGCACAAAAACAATCAGACATCAGCAATTTTATAGGGAAGTTCCTTGGCAAAGATGGTATGATTGAAGACACCGCAGGGTATCACAAAGCGTTGTATGCAGGTGCAAATGCTGATAAAATAGCAAATCACTTTTACGAACAAGGCAAAGCCGATGCTATTAGAGATGTTGTAAACAAATCTAATAATACTTCTAGTACAGCTAGAAAAGCAGCACCGGTTGATAGTGCAAGGTTTGGAGCATACAAGGTAAAATCAGTTTCTGGAGCGAACTCGTCAAAACTAAAAATTAAAAAGTTTAAAAATTAATAACAATGAGTTTATTACCACAGTTCGGGAGCTTAGTCCCATCACAAACACAGCAAATTCTTGCTTCAAACTACCTACAATGGAACAATAACGGAGCAGGTGCTGGTATTCCAGCAAACTTTGCTGATTTCGCTCAGCAATATTTACCAGAAATCTACGAAGCTGAAGTAGAGCGTTATGGAAACAGAACGTTATCTGGATTCTTAAAAATGGTTGGCGCTGAAATGCCAATGACATCTGATCAAGTAATTTGGTCTGAACAAAACCGTTTACACATCTCTTACGCAGGTGCATCTCAAGCCAATGGTGCGGGTACACTAACTGTTGTAACACTTAACCCAGGTGCTGTTGCAGGTGTAGAGAACGTAATTTCTGTAAACGATACAGTTGTTGTATTGGATCCAGCAAATGGATTAGAAGCTAAAGGTATTGTTACTGCTTCTGTACTTGGTGCAGCAGGAACTATTACTATTCAGCCTTTCGCTGGAACTACGCTAACTACTCAAGGATTTAGCGCTACAGGATTGAAAGTATTCGTTTACGGATCTGACTATTCTAAAGGTTCTAACCCAACAAGAACTAGTGTAGAGCCTGTATTAACACAGTATTCTAACTCTCCAATTATCATCAGAGATCAGTATGTTGTATCTGGATCAGATACTGCTCAGATCGGATGGGTAAATGTAGCAACAGAAGACGGAACTGACGGATACCTATGGTACCTAAAAGCGGAGTCTGAAACTCGTTTACGTTTTGAAGATTACTTAGAAATGTCAATGGTAGAAGGAGAATTAAACGCTTCTACACTTAATCCATTAACTCAGCCAGGAACTGAAGGTTTATTTGCTGCTATCCAATCAAGAGGAAACGTAGAAACTGGATTTACTGCTGCTAACGGATTAACAGAATTCGACGCGATCCTTAAAAACCTAGATACTCAAGGAGCTATTGAAGAAAACATGTTGTTCTTACAACGTCAGACTTCTCTTGACTTTGATGATATGCTAGCAGGAATTTCTAGCGGAATGCAAGGTGGAGTTGCTTATGGATTATTTGAGAATTCAGAAGACATGGCACTTAACTTAGGATTCAGCGGATTCCGTAGAGGATCTTACGACTTCTACAAAACAGATTGGAAATACTTAAATGATGCATCTACTCGTGGAGCAATCAATGGAGTTAACTCAATCGAAGGTGTATTAGTACCAGCTGGAACATCAACTGTTTACGATCAAGTATTAGGAACTAACATCAGACGTCCATTCTTGCACGTACGATACAGAGCTTCTCAGACTGATGACCGTAGAATGAAATCTTGGTTAACAGGATCTGTTGGTGGAGCAAGCAACTCAACTCTTGATGCAATGGAAGTAAACTTCCTATCTGAAAGATGTTTAGTAACGCAAGCTGCTAACAACTTTGTACTATTCAGAGGAATCTAAGGATTCAAATAATGTAGAGATAAGGGTGCCTTCGGGCACTCTTACTTTACTTTTTAACTATTAAATTATATTATATCATGGCAAATAAAAAACCAGTGGCTAAAAAAGCCGAAAAAGTAGAGGTAGCTGTAGAAGAAGTTGCAGCACCCGTAATAAAACAAGAAAAGAAGGTAGTAGAAGAAAAAGCACCTTCAAAACCACAGTGGGAAATTAAAGACAGAATATACTACTTAAAAGGTAGACATACTCCTTTAACATTAACAATACCAGGAAAGCATACTAGAAAGCATTCTTTATTGTATTTTGATCCCGAGACTGGTAAACAAAAAGAAATTAGATATGCAACCAATCACGATTCACCTTTTGTAGAAGATCAAAAAGGAGAAGCAACAATGGGGCATATTATGTTTAGAAATGGAGATTTGAGAGTTCCTAAGGAACAACAAAACTTACAAAAGCTACTTTCATTATATCACCCATTAAAAGGTAGGATATATGAAGAGTTTGATCCTGTTGAAGAAGCTTTTGATGAATTAGAAATGTTAGATTTACAAACAGATGCAGCTGTATTCGCAAGAGAAATGGATATAGACGATGCTGAAGCAATACTACGTGTTGAAATGGGTACTGCGGTAAATCAATTATCTTCTAAAGAAATCAAAAGAGACTTGCGATTATTTGCAAGAAACAACCCAGCTTTGTTTTTAGAATTAGCGCAGGATGAAAATGTAGGCCTTAGAAACGTAGCTATTAAAGCCACAGAAGCAGGCATTATTAGTTTATCTCAAGACCAAAGAACATTCTCTTGGGCATCTAACGGAAGAAAGCTAATGAATGTGCCATTTGATGAAAATCCATACTCAGCAATGGCCGCTTACTTTAAGACCGATGAAGGAGGAGAAGTATTTAGATCTATAGAAAAAAAGATTAACTAGTAGTTTTTAAAAAAACTAGGTGATTATATTATAGATGGTGGATTAATTTTAGCCGGCTTCATCACTGGGGCCGGTTAATATTTATAATAAAAAGAAATAAAATGGCAGTAAATGTAGATATAGTTTATAAAACCGTATTACTTATTCTGAATAAAGAGCAGAGAGGTAATCTAACTCCGGATGAGTTCAACAAAGTTGCTACGCAAGTACAGTTGGAAATATTCGAGAGCTATTTTGATATGCTTAACATGCAATTACGCCGACCGGATAATGATACAGAATATGCGGATCGTATTAAGAACATCGATCATAACATATCTATATTTAAAACATACGGTAGCGCAACTTATGTACCAGCGGGTGGATATTTTACCTTACCAACAACCTCGGGAGCAGGGGTAGCTACACAAACGCTCACAGGAGATGGAACTACTATATCATTTCCTTTTACATCAATATCTTCTTCGCAATTACAATCAAGCGTGATTGCAGTAACAATAAATGGTGCATCAACGACTGCTTTTACCATAAGCGGTGCTAATATAATATTTGATGCAATACCTGCTTTAAATGATGCAATAGTCGTTACAGCGACTCCAGAGGACTTTTATAAGCTGGGTACAGTTATACATAAAGATTCTAACGAAGCTCAGCTGTCGCAGCGAAATGAGCTTTTATACATAAACAATAACCCATTAGTGGCTCCAACTGAATCATATCCTATATATTTATTTGAGGACCACAAATTATACTTATATCCTAGCACTATAACATCAGATATAAGTGTTAGTTATTTAAGAAAACCGGTAGATGTTGTATGGAATTTTACAATTCCAACTGGACAAAATTACTACCAATATAATCCTACAAACTCAGTTAATTTTGAATTAGCAAAAACAGAACAAGCTAATATTATTTTAAAAATATTACTTTATTCCGGTGTTGTAATTCGAGACCCTTCTATAGTTAATGTAGCAGCACAACAGGTGCAACAAGAAAATCAACGCTCAATAATGTAAGATATGCCTATACCTAATGGCGGTTTGATAACCGAAACTAACGAACAATATTATGCTGGAGCACAGCAATTCCTACTAGGAGCTGTTTCCAAGGTAACAACTACATTTAATACTAATTTAGTTTTTGGATCTTACGACCCTACTAATACTGATTATGCATTAAACAACTTTAAAGTTTATGTAAGTGCTACAGGCCTTGCAGGAAGCTTCACTGAATTTATAGACCCTTATACTGTAACAGGGAATACCATAGAATTCACTGGTGGTACTGCGCCGGGAGCTGGTAAGTATATCGCTGTTCAATTAAAAATGTTAAACGGTGGTAGCTTTGGAGCTAAAGACGCAATTGGTGATACGGTACAGGAAAATTACGGTAGTTATAGATATACATCGTTAAATGATGTAATCAATGGTTTTATGGCTATATACGTGGGCGAACACAAATTAATTAGTGATGTTAAAAGAACCGATGTTATATTTCACGCTAAAAGGGGATTGCAGGAGTTTAGCTACGACACACTAAGAAGTATAAAATCTCAAGAGCTTACAATACCTCCTAGCTTAAGCGTTATAATACCACAGGATTACGTAAATTATACAGCTATATCTTATATAGATCAATTAGGTGTAAAACACCCTATATATCCTGCAAATAATTTACATACCAGCCCTTATGAAGTACCTGTGCAGGATGCTGAAGGTCAACCAACTCAAGATAACTTTGGGGATAATATAGAAGGAACATCTATAACGGATCAAAGATGGGCAGAAGCAAATGATAGATTATTAAACGGGAATATAACTATATACGACTACTGGGCTTATGATAGTTATTTGACTGGAGATCCGTTTTGGGGACAAAGATATGGCAATGAGCCAGAATATGCACAAAGAAATGGTTGGTTTAATATGAATGAAAGAGATGGTACAATAGCATTTTCTTCTAATTTAAAAGACCAATTAATAGTACTTGAATATATATCTGATGGATTAGCTTACGATTTAGATTCTAGGATACCTAAGATGGCCGAGGATGCACTATATGCTCACATATTATATTCTATACTAGCAAGCAGAATAAATCAACCAGAGTACGTTATACAGCGTTTAAAAAAGGACAGAGCAGCTAAATTAAGAAATGCTAAGATAAGATTATCTAATATTAAGTTGAACGAAATAGTTCAAGTAATGAGAGGTAAATCTAAATGGATTAAATCATAATTGAATGGCACAAGAAATTAAAAACACATTTCTAAAGTCTAAGATGAATAAAGATCTTGACGATAGAATATTGCCTAACGGCGAATATAGAGATGCTCGGAATATATCTGTTGGTAGATCCGAAGATAATAATGTTGGTGCCTTAGAAAATGTAGTCGGTAATGATTTAGTTACTGGTACAGATATAGGCTCCGGCTTAACTGTCATAGGAATCTTAAACGACAATTCTAATGACAAACTGTTTTTATTTCTAACAGATTATGTAGACCCTGACGCTGAAAATCCTACCAACGCGCCTTCTACCTCAAAGCATTATATATACTCATACGATAATGTTTCGGGAAATTACACTCTTCTAGTACAAGGTGAATTCTTAAACTTTTCAAAAACAAATCCAATAATAGGTATAAATCTATTAGAAAACTTATTGTTTTGGACCGACAATAGAAATCAACCTAGAAAAATTAACGTTAATCTAGCTGTTGCATTTGAAGCGGGATCTATTGCTGCAGGAGAAGATTATTACAGAAGTGAGCATCAGATATCTGTAGCTAAATACAATCCGTATCAAGCTATATCGCTTTATAATAGAGCTGATTT